TCGTCGATCCATCTCAGGCGTCGCCGTCGTCTACGGCGTAGAAGCAACCGTCTCCGACGGGACCCGCGTCAAGTTCCTCGAAGGATCACTTCCACTCGACGGACCGAACCCGAAGCTCTTCCTCTATCACGACTCAACCCAGCCGGTCGGTGTCGTCACCGAACGAACCCAAGTAGACAACACCGTCCTCTTCTCAGCTCGCCTCTCTGAGACGTCACTCGGATCGGAAGCTCTCGTCCTCGCATCTGATGGCGTACTTGACGCCGTGAGCGTCGGCGTGAACCCGACGAAGTTCCGCTTCTCCAAGGATGGAGTCATGGAGATCCAGTCGGCTGACTGGTTCGAGCTGTCGATGGTCCCGCACGGCGCAGTCGCCGGAGCTGTGATCACCGACGTCGCCGCGAGCATCCACCAAGAAGACGAGCCCGTGAGTAATATCGAAGAAGAAGTCCAAGACAAGGAGCCAGAAATGTCCGAAGAAACCGCAACCCCAGAAGTGATCGAAGCGTCGCCCGTACAGAAGCTTTTCGCTGAGCCCAAGCGAGCATTCAAGATGCCGTCGGCTGGCGAATGGGTGTCGGCACAGCTCCAAGGTGGAGCGATCGCCGCCGAGATGAACGCCAAGCTCAAGGCCGCCGCACCGGACGTCGTCACCTCCGACCTCGACGGCATCATGCCACTCCCGATCGTTGAGCCGATCTACAACAACTTCCGCGGCTTGCGCCCCGTGATCGACGCCGTCGGCGTTCGCTCAATGCCAGCATCCGGCAAGGTCTTCATCCGCCCAGTCGTCACGACCCACACGTCGATCGCATCGGCTTCGGAGAACACCACGATTCAGGCCGGTACGTTTGTCGTGAACGATGTCCAGATCACCAAGGGCATCTACGGCGGATACGTCGAAGTGTCCGAAGCCTCGCTCGACTGGTCACAGCCGGAAGTCCTCGGCGCGTTGCTCGACGACATGAGCCGCGTCTACGCGAACACCGTGGACAATGTCGCCGCCGACGCTCTTGAAGCTGGCACGACCAACACGAACAACTTCGCAAGCGCGTCGATCACCGATCCGGCTACGTGGGTCACTTGGGTCTACCAAGCCGCCTCGGACATTCTGAACGACTCGAACGGCAACCTGCCGACTCATCTCTTCATGGCTCCGAACCGCTGGGCGTCGCTTGGAAATCTCTCGGACGATCAGGCGAGGCCGTTGTTCCCGAACGTGGGGCCAATGAACGCCTTCGGTCAGCTCGCCCCGACGGGCTACGTCGGCAACGCGTTCGGCCTTCAGGTCGTCGTCGATCGCAACCTCCCCTCGGGAACCCTCATCATCGGAGACGCCACTTCCGGCGGCTTCGAGTGTTGGGAGCAGATGAAGGGCGCAGTCAGCTTGAATCAGCCGGCAACCCTCAGCCGTCAGATCGCGTTCCGTGGCTACTTCGCCGCGAAGATGCTCGACGCGACCAAGTTCATCAAGGCCGCGTTCGTCTGATCCGAAGAGGAGCTAACTATGGCGACTTACACAGTCGTCCAGAAGTACCTCGTCGATAACTTCGCCGTCCTCGTGCTCGCTACCCCCAGCGAGCTCGAGGTCGGCTCGTCGATAACGGTCGCTTCGGTGGATGCGACCTTCAACGGAAGCTGGACAGTCCGAGCTCTTCCGACCCAGCTGTTCGTCGGCGTCGATCAAGAAGGCGACCTCCTTTTCGACGAGAACGTCATCCTCCCCTATCAGGTCCTCTACGCCAAGACCGCCGACAACGTCGAGCGCGTCGTCGCCACCGGGACCGTCACCTATTCGCCTACTTGTACGTGGATCACCGCGACCGACATTGAGGACTGGCTTGGCATCGGTACAGCCACAGCTGGCGACGCCGCTTTCCTCACGATATGCGCGTCCGCTAGCTCACAGTTCTGTTGGAGGCGACGTCAAGAGGCCGGCTATGTGGACTCACTCACGACCGTTCCATCGCAAGACGTAAAGCTCGGGACGATCATGTATGGCGGCGCTCTCTACCGTCAAAGGGGCTCCTTGGATTCGCTGGCAAGTTTTGGAGACATGGGCGTCGCCCCGGTCCAAGGCCTCTCGCCGCTCATCAAACAGCTTCTCGGGATCGACCGTCCGGCGGTCGCCTAAGCCATGCCTACCCCGGCGGTCTACACCGACTTCCTCAACGCGTCGCTCGACAACTTGACGACCAAACTCGGCACGATCTCTGGACTCTCCGTAGTGAACGATGTCCGGAACGCTAACCCGCCATGTGTGCTCATCAACCCGCCAACGATCGACACGTTCGCTCGAGGAACTTTCCGCATGACGTACACACTCCAAGTCCTCGGCCTCGGACCAGGCAACCTCGACGGCGAACGGAACCTACTCTCGAACGTGGCAAAGATCCTCGATGCGGGGATCGGCGTCACCTCATGCCGACCGACCCAAATCGCTATCGGGGCCGGAACATTCATCGCCTACGAGCTGATAATCCCTCTGGAGAGTCAGTAGGCGTGGCACAATAGACCAAGAACAAGGAGCACACTATGGCGACATCCACCTATCTCTCGAACCCCAAGGTCCAGATCGGCGCGGCGATCGGATCGCTGACCGACATCACCGACCAAGTCTCCGCCGTGACGCTGACCGTCACCAAGGAAGCTCTCGAGGACACCGCGTTCGGATCGACTTCCCGCACCATGACGGCGGGCCTCTTCAGTAACGAACTCACGATGACCGTGTTCGCGTCATACGCGACCAGCGAGTCTTACGCTGTGCTGGCTCCGCTCGTCGGGACCAAGTGTGTGATCAAGGTGAACCCAGCAGACGCCGCCGACGGTGCGACGAATCCGGGCTTCATTTTGTCCGACTGTTACTTTGAGTCGCTTCCTGTGATCAACGCGAACCTCGGGGAGCTTTCGACCTACGACATCAGCCTTCAGGGCGGGGTCTACTCAGTCGATACCACCGCCTAGTCTCAACACGACTCGGCCCGACCAAGGAGCAACATGAGACAAGCGATCTATTTCAAGCGCGGCGAAGACGCACCCGTCGAGACGTACTTCACGACGCTCTTCGTCATCACCGAATGGGAACGCCTCGAGAACCGACGACTCGGAGACGGAAAAGGATTCGGAGCAACCGAACTCTCCGTCTGCCTCTGGATCATTCTGAAGCTCAAAGGTGAGGACGTCGGTGAGAGCTGGCGCGAATGGCTCCAAGCGAACGATCACTTTCAGATCGTCGCCGGAGTGGACATGACCGACCCAAACCCTACGGGCGGGGATCATTCAGACGAAAGCTAGCGGAAGTAGTCGCCGCTACCGGATGGTCCCCCACCTACTACGCGGATACCTTCGACACTCGAGACCTGATCACGCTCGCTAAAGTCCTAGAGGACGCCAACAAAAGGAGCAAGCGATGAGCGTAGACGTGAGCATCCCGATCTACGGCGTCAAGGAAGCGATCAAGGAGCTGAAAGAGATCGACCCGGCCCTTCGCCGTCAGCTCTCCAAGGATTACTCAAAGATCGTCAAGCCGGTCATCGACGAAATCAAAAACACGCTCCCGAAGTCCGCGCCGCTGTCCGGTATGTCGCGCCAATGGATCACCAAATCCGGATATCAGATGCTTCCATTCCAAGACGGCTACGCCCAGAAGGTCTCAGCTCGAATCAACACGAAGAACATTCGCGAGTACGGCGGACACAAGTCAAACGTCGGAACCTTCGTCATCAAGTACGTCGGAGCCTTAGGCGTCGTCCTCGACATGGCTTCGAACGGTCGTCTCGGAGCCGCGCTCACAGCTCGACTCGGCAACCGATCCCGCTACGTGTATCCCGCATGGGACCGTAATCAAGACTCCGTCAATGCGGCTATGGCAGACTTAGTCGAGCAAGTCATGAACCAAGTGAACAGGAACATAGTTCAATGAGCGTCGTCTTACCGATCATCTCCGAGTTTGACTCCAAGGGGATCGACCGCGCTATCAAAGACTTTCAGTCGCTCGAGGGCGTAGGAGCTAAGTCCGCTTTCGCTCTCAAGAAGGCCGCGCTTCCAGCGGCCGCCGCCGTCGGCGCTCTTGGCGTTGCCCTTTTCGATGCCACCAAGGGAGCGATGGAGGATGCCGCCGCTCAAGACCAGCTCGCCCTAGCACTCGAGAACACGACCGGAGCGTCCAAGGATCAGATCAAGCAGACCGAGGACTTCATCTCGAAGATGAGTCTCGCGTCCGGTATCGCCGACGATGAGCTTCGTCCAGCTATGGCGAACCTTGCTCGAGGAACGAAAGACGTCGCCGCCGCTCAGGACCTCATGGGTCTCGCCCTCGATATCTCGGTCGGCTCCGGGAAGGATCTCGCGAGCGTCTCGGATGCGCTCGCCAAGGCCCAACAGGGCAACTTCAAGGCGCTGGCACAGCTCACCCCGGAGATGAAGTCACTCATCAAGGAAGGCGCAGATCTCAATACGATCATGGGCGTCCTCGGTGGCACGTTCGGCGGAGCCGCCGCAACCCAAGCCGCCACAGCCCAAGGCCAGTTCCAACGCTTCGGAGTCGCCGTTGCTGAAGCCAAGGAATCCATCGGTGCGGCCCTCCTTCCCGTCATCGAACGATTCCTCCCATATCTGACCCAGCTCGGGATCTTCCTCCAAGACAACACGACCCTCTTCCTCATCATCGCCGGCGCGATCGGAGGACTCGCCGGAACGATACTCGCACTCAACGCCGCCATGAAAGTCTGGAACGCGCTCCAGCTCATCATCAACGGACTAGTGACCGTGTTCAACTTCCTACTGAACATGAACCCGATCGGCCTCGTCGTCATCGCGATCGCCGCACTCATCGCCGTCCTCATCGTCCTCGAGAAGAAGTTCGGGATCGTCACGAAAGCATGGGAAGCCCTCGTCGGCGCTTTCCGCGCACTCAAAGACGTCGCGATCGGCATCTTCGATGCGATCGGAGACGCGATCGTCGGAGCGTTCAAGGGAGCTTTCAACGCCGTCGCCCGACTCTGGAACAACACGATCGGACAGCTTTCATTCGAGATCCCGGACTGGGTCCCCGGACTTGGCGGGAAAGGCTTCTCCGTCCCGTCGATCCCCATGCTCGCCGAAGGTGGCATCGTCACCGGACCGACCCTCGCCATGATCGGCGAAGCCGGACCCGAAGCCGTCATCCCACTAAACCGCGCCGGAGGCGTTGGAGCGACCTACAACATCACCGTTCAAGGCGGCGTCGGAACCTCAGCTGAGATCGGTCGCGCCGTCGTCGATGCGATCAAGGCTTACAACCGCCAGAACGGTCCCGCGAACATACTCGTCGCATAATGGCCACCTCGATCGTCCAGTCCGGGAACTACTCCCTCGAGATCGACACCGGCTTCGTCCTCGACGCGTTCACGCTCGACTCACCGACCGCCGGACTACTTGACGGGACCGACTATGTGCTCGATGGGACGACCTCCTATGCCGACGTTACTGATGGGACGCTGAACATCTCGATCAAGCGTGGACGCCGAGACAGCGGGGACCAGTTCGCCGCCGGAACGATGAGCTTTACGCTAAACGACACACTTGCCGACGGCGTTTTCAATCCGTTCGATCAGCTGTCGCCCTACTTCGACGAAAACGCCAACGTCCCCGGACTCGCACCGCTCCGCCGCGTCCGCCTCTACCGATACGACTCGAGCAACGTCGCCGAGCTGATCTTTGTCGGGCGAGTCGTGAACTACGACTACTCTTTCACGCTCGGCGGCTTGAACACCGTCTCGGTCTATTGCGCGGACGACTTTTACCTACTCGCACAGACCTACATGGACGAACTCAACGTCAGCCCAGAAACATCCGGCGAACGAATCGAAACCGTGCTCGATCTCCCAGAAGTGGATTACCCCACCGGTCCGACCGCTCGAAACATCGACCCCGGGACCGTCGATCTTGGACACGACAGCGCCTACACCGTGCCACAAGGAACGAACGTCCTCGCCTACCTCGCCCAGATCAACGACACCTCGGAGTTCGGAAGACTTTTCATGAGCCGTTCGGGGGTCCTGACCTTCCAGCCGCGCATCGGGACGACGCTGTCCAGTCCGGTCGCAACGTTCACCGATAACGGGACAAGTCTCCCCTATGACGCGATCGGCATCACGTTCGAGGCGGACGCCGTCACCAATAGGGCGTACATCCAAGCGTTAGACGGCAAGGAAGCCACCGATTCCGATCCGGCTTCGATCGCGACCTACTTCATTCAGACGAACTCGATCACCAATAGCCTTCTCCACGTACAAGGCCAGATCGACGCCGCCGCCGAATACCTACTCGAGCCGTACCCGGAAGCCCGGTACACCGACATCTCGACCGCTTTCCCGATGCTTAGCTCAGCAGACCGGGACACGATCGCGACCGTCGATATTGGCGACACGATCTCGATCGAGAAGAGCTTCCCGTCCGGGGTCGGCACGACAAGTCTCGCTCAGGAGCTATCGGTCGAAGGGATCGAGCACCGGATCGACTTCGCCACCGGGCATCGAATGACCTTCTACACGTCGCCTACGACCGTCGTCTACGAGCTGATCTTGGACGACGCCACCTATGGCACACTCGACGCGCTGAACGTCCTAGGATAGGCACATGGCGAAACAAGACTTTACAGCCGGGCAGATCCTCACCGCCGCCCAGATGGACTCGCTACAAGCGAACGATTACAACTGGAGCGTGAGCGCAAAGACGGCGAGCTACACGCTCGTCGCCGCTGACGCCGGGACCGTGATCCAGATGAACTCGGCGAGCGCGACCACGATCACCGTCAATACGTCGCTTTTCACGGCTGGCGACATCGTCAAGATCTACAACATCGGCGCGGGTACTTGTACCGTCACCGCCGGAACGGCAACCGTGAACACTTCAGGATCTCTCGCATTGGCGCAGTATGGAGGCGGCACTCTTTACGCTCAGTCGGCGTCATCCTTCATATTTTTTCCCTTCGGGGGAGTAATCACACCTATCGTTGAGTACGTCGTCGTAGCTGGTGGCGGTGGCGGTGGCACAGGCGGAACGGGAATCTCAGGCGGCGGTGGAGGCGGAGCTGGAGGCTATCGCTCATCAGTCCAAGGAGAGAACAGCGGAGCGGCGACTACAGCTGAACTCCGTCTGATTCCAGTCAGCGGAACCTCTTACACAGTCACCGTCGGAGCCGGCGGCGCGGCAACAGCCAACGGCTCGAACAGCGTCTTCGCGACCGTCACCGCGCTCGGTGGCGGCGGAGGTGGAACTACAGCAGGCAACGGTCTAGCCGGAGGATCTGGCGGCGGATCATCCGGTCGAGGTGACTCGAGTCAACGCTACGGCGGAGCGGCGACGACCGTCGTCATTCAACCGACCGTACAGGGGACAGCTGGAGCTAACTCCTACGGCGCGGGTCTTGGCACAGCTGGAGGCGGTGGCGGAGCTGGAGCTACGACGACCACGATCAACGGAGGAAACGGGATCCAGTCCTCGATCACCGGTACGGCAACATATCGCGGCGGCGGAGGCGGTGGAGAAGGAAGCAGCACCGGCGGACAAGGTGGAGGCGCGAACGGCGCAACCGCCGGCAACGTCACGGCCCCATCAGGAACAGCCAATACCGGAGGCGGCGGCGGTGGCGGTGGATCAGCTGGTGGAGCTGGTGGATCGGGCGGATCAGGAGTCGTCATCGTTCGCACACTTGCGTCAGCACCGATCGCAACGACAACTGGGTCGCCGACGGTGTCCACTTCGGGCCTCTATCGGATCTACACATTCAACGCCTCCGGCACGATCACATGGACTTACTAATGGGCTACTTCGCAAATATCGACAACTCGAGCACGGTCACACAAGTCATCGCGATCTCTAATGACGTACTTGGCGAACCCGAAAACACTTTTCCAGCAACCGAACCGATCGGCCAAGAGTTCATCGCCGACACGCTTCAACTCCCCGGCACATGGCTACAAACGTCGTACAACGGAAACTTCCGCGGAACATTCGCAGGTATTGGCTACAGCTACGACGTAAAGAAAGACATATTCGTCGAGCCCCCATTGCCTAATCCAGATCTGCCACCGCTCATCGAGGACTAGTGGCGCGATGGATTCTCCGCTTGTGGTGGCTCTTATCGGTGGGGGCTTCTCTGTGGTCGTTGCGCTTATTCATAAACTCGGCAAAGAGAACCGGGAAGATCACGGGACCGTTCATCGAGCGCTCGGTCGCATCGAGCAGAAGATCGACTCTCACATCGAAGATCACGGAGGCCAGTCATGAAACCGGAACATAAGTCGATGATCGCCAGCTACGCACGATCCGCGATCGGAGCCGCGCTCGCCGTCTACCTTGCTCGACCGAACGACGTCACGGTTCGCGATCTTGTCGCCGCCGGAATCGCCGCCGTCGCCCCCCCGCTTCTTCGCTGGCTCAACCCATCCGATGAAGCGTTCGGACGGTCCTCGAAGTGACGCTCATTCCAGCGAAGCCGGACGTCGTCGGCTCGAGACCGTACACCGGTAACGCCGACGGTCCATCGGCTTACAAGCGGATCGGGATGAACGAATGGATTCGTCAAGCGATTCACGCGTCGAATGAGTCGCTGTGGAATAACGGCTCATGGTCTCCGGGTCGAGACATGAAGGGCAAGCCCGGAACGCCTAGCGTCCACAACTCGGGAAGAGCTGTGGATCTCAGCTTCCTCAAGACCAAGGAGCACCCAAGCGCGAATCGAGCCGAGGCGCTCAAGTTCATCGAGACCGTCGTCAAGAATGCGAACACGCTCGGCGTCGAGGCTGTCCTCGATTACTTCCCGACGAAATACGGGCGGGGCTGGAGATGCGATCGCCAGAAATGGCAGAAATACACGAAGCCGACGATCAACGGAGCTCCCGGCGGATCGTGGTTCCATGTCGAGATCACTAGCCAAGCCGCCGACTCGGTAATCTTCGTCAAGGCCGCATTCCTCAAGGTCTTCGGGACCATCCTCGACTAACTCGAGCCGATCCCCTATGGTGGGATCACCGACAGAAGGAGAGCCTCATGGCAGACCTACCCACGTTCACCTATGAGCCGCTCGTCGGCTCCCTACCTAACGGACAGCAAGTGCTCGTCCAGATCTTCCGCAACCCAGAGACCGGACAAGTCATCGACGCCCAGATCGCGTTCCGATCTTGGACTTGGGATAGCTGGGGCGTCCCAGTAGCCCTCGAGGTCGCACCATGAACTTCCAAGCCCTCAAGGTCGCCGGGGTGTTCATTAGTGCCATTCTCGGATTCTCGTCGCTCTGGGAGGCTCCTAGAGGCCTTTCCGAGCCTCTTAGCGTCACTTCGACGACCGTCTGGATCGACAACGGCTACGAGGAAGCTCCAGCACCGCCACCGACCGTGATCCCGAAGCTCGTCGCAAGCTGTGACGATGCTGTGGCGCTAGCTCGGGCGATCGGCTTTCCAGAAGAAGAGCTCGACACGCTCCAGAAGGTGATGAGCCGCGAGTCGGGGCCTACGTGCGCTCCGACAGCGTTCAACGCCGCCGACCCAGTAGGCGGATCGTATGGACTCACTCAGATCAACGGCTACTGGTGCGTACCGAACTCGCTCTGGACGATCGGCTGGCTCCAAGCTCAAGGCCTACTCGACGAATGCTCGGACCTCTTCGATCCGGAAATCTCACTCCGTGCTACCCTCGCCATATTCTTCAACTCAGGTTGGAACCCTTGGAGGACCGCAAAGTGAGCAACATCCCCGACACGTACACCGAGACCATGAGCCGCGCACAGCGAGAACTCATCTCGGAGATCCTGAACCCTCACGCGTCGATCATTCGGCGTCTTCGTACGATGCGGAACTCGCTCAGCTTGGAAGATCCGACCCCGGTCGCCGACGTCGCGCTACTCGATCGCGTCATTCAGATCCTCGAGGCCCACTCATGAGCGATCAGCTGGAGCTCTTCGCACCTTCCCGAGGCTTAGGCATTTATCGGGAGCAGATCGCCGAAATCAAGCCCGCGTTCAAGCTCCACCGGGAGACGGATCTCGACACGCCACGCCAAGCGGCCCGGAACGCCTCGAAGCGAGGCCCAAGCCAACGTCAAGCGGTCCTCGGCTATCTTCAGCGCGTCAAAGAGGCCACCGATTACGAGATCGGGGAAGGCCTCGGCATTCTTCGCTCGAGCGCCGCGAAACGACGCCAAGAGCTCGTCGAGCTGGGGCTTGTGGAGGACTCTCAGAAGCGTCGCAAGACCGATACCGGAACGAACGCGGTCGTCTGGAGGATCGTCTGATGGGCTTCGACTTGAACAACTACGAGACCGTTCACGAGCGTCTCGTGCGATGGTGGGCCGCCTATCCAGAGGGTCAGATCCTCACCTCGATCCACCATTACGACGGAGACGTCGTCGTCTTTCGTGCTGAGGGGATCGACAGCTCTGGGAAGGTGATCGCGACCGGCTACGCAGAAGAGATCCGCAACTCGAGCCCGGTCAATAAGACGAGCTTCCTCGAGAACGCGGAGACGAGCTCGATCGGGCGCATGATTCAGAACTCACCGATCGCCGCATCTAAAGAACGACCTTCTCGCGAAGAGATGGAGAAGGTTCAGCGAGTGTCGGCTGGGGGTGCGGGGACACTTGCTTCCTCATCGGAGCGCCCTCAGCTGACTCGCATCACGACTATCGGCGGCTCACAGATCCGCACCGAGAAACAGGGCTACTTCATCGCGTCGCTCGCGAAGCGCCTGAAGCTCGACGACGAGGCCTTCTTCCATTACGTCCAGCGCGTCCTCGAAGATGACTCCAAGGTTCCGGAGCTCATCACGG